CTCTAGTTTTGTTTCTTCTGCTGTCTTCACTTTTCCCTCTCCTGTCTTAAGTCCCTAGTCCTGTCTAGGTTCTCGGCACTCTGCCGATAGTCCCCTTTGCCGTCTCGCTCGGCTCGCCGTCTCTCTCGGTAGGGGCGGGGGACTTTCGTCCCCCCTCCTCCTTTCCTGTCTTATGCCTTGAACTCCTCCCCGCACTCTCCACAAGTGATGCCCTTTGCCAATGCTCGTGCGCTCGTCCTAATGATAGACCCACACCCACAAGTGGCTCGGATACCGTTCTTGTCTCGTCCCGTTGGCATTGGCGGGAGAACTATCCCGCCCCCGAAACCTCCGCCGAATCCTCCGCCCGTTGTCCTATGTCGTGGGGCGTAGGTGTCTATTGCCTCCTCTAGGAGACGGATAGAGGAGCGCCAACGCTTGGCACACTCGGCGCCTACGTCCGTATTAGTCCACCCTGCCCAATGTCCCTTATGAAACTCCGTAATCGTGAGACCAAAGAGACCCTCTGCCGTTTCCTTGAATCGGAGGTTATGACGCCCGTTGCTATCAACGTCACGGATTCCCGCTTCTAGGTTGTAATGGTGGGCGTATTCGTGGGCGAGAGTCCCGAAGACGTGCAAAGCGCCCTCGGCTAGGTTCTCTCCGCTAATCATCACCTCACGGTGACCCTTGACTACTGTCTTATGACCGAGACCGAGTGCTACCGCTACGGGGGCGTAGGCGTAATCTAGGTCTAACTCCTCCTCTTGTGTCGCCCAAGCGGGGGCGATAGTGATGTGTCCCCAAGCCCTAGCGTCCCGCTGGATTACGAAAGTTACGGGGGGCAACTCTCGCCCTGTCTGCTCCTTGACGCTCTCCCTCAGTGTCTTCTCTATCGTCTTCAGTGCTTCTACTACGGGGGCTAGGTTGCCTGCCTCCGTTGTCTTCTCTTCTGTCTTCATTAGGTATCCCTCCTAGTTTGGTTTCTGTTGTAATTGTTCCACGTGGAACAATAGCCCCCCGTGCACCTTTGACGGTGCTACCCCTAAAGGGCGGGGGCGGGGCGTCAGTTGCGCTCCGTCAAGCCTACGAGACCGCACGCCTTAAGGAATGTGTCCCGATTGAATCGGGGGTTTTGTTCCTCTAGCAATTCGCAAAGGGCGACCGTTGTCTTTTCTATGCTTTCCAGCGCCTCGCTCCCGATACGGGCTTCAATGCGGAGCACGTTCACGTAACCCGCTATCAGTTCGTAATCCCTCTTTGTCATCTGTCCCTCCTATGTTTTGGGGGCTTCCGCCCCGTTTCCCTTACCCCTCTATTAAGCGCACAAAACGTGAGACAAATCAAGCCCATTTGGGGGATTTTTTGCCAATGTGACAAAAGTCACACCCGAACACTTGTTCGCCCTCGCAAACCCTTACGAAATAAGGGGCAAAAACTAGCCCCTACAATCGCCCCTAAGCCCCTCAAAAGGGGGCAAACGTATGACAGGGGCGGAGGACAGGTTACCAACGGGTACACGCCAACCTGAACGGAGACCCCCGAACACACGTTCGCACGAACACACGTTCGCCCCAAAATGTAACCCCGTCACAATCTAAATATAACCCCGTAACAATCCCACCCCGTCCTAAGACAGACCGAACACACGTTCGTATTAGGTGAACCTAACACCACAAGAGAGGAGGAGCACCCCATAGGCGCCGTTAGGTGTGCCTAACATCTGGGGTTACCGAGAGGTAGGTTACTGGGCGGTAACATATTTGAAAGCCGACCTACCTAGTCGGGTATTAGGTGTGCCTAACATCTCCGCAGATTTTGTACCGAGGTAACAATCCGTATTGTAGCCTGCTTCACTACTATAGCCTGAACTGGGGGTCTGCCGAGCCAGTACGGGGGGCGCTATATATGTATATTCGCTAGAGATGGTTTGGGTCTTTTTGCTTTTGGGGAGGTGTGGTTTGCATTGTGGGTTTGTGTTGTTATACGGTTCCGGCTTTGGGTGACGCCCTGCGTCTTCTTCTAGAGCCTTAAACCAACTTGTTGCAACACCAGGTCCCACCACCCAGCAGAGGGGGAAAAGAAAAAATCTATATTTTTATTTTTACACCCTGCCGTGTTTCGGTGTGAACACAGAGCAGTGTGATTGCTCCCCCCACAGTTTTCCACAGATGCTTGTGGACGGACTGCCGTAGCCAAGATATTAAGCCGACACCGAAAAAGTTGTACGAGATGACGTTCGTAACGCTGCTTGTTCCACTTACACAACAGGGCAAGGACGGTCATGGATACTTGTTGGTTGCAGGGAACATCTACCCACGTTCCCGTGTGTTCTCGCCCGCACCATGCAAAAGGTGTACGCCCATGCTCAACTAGATTGTGGAAACACAATACACCCCCACTATCATTGAAGCAACACAGAAGGCGAAAATGGCTACAAAAAAAGTTTTACCTGCGGTAAAAGATAGGCTAACCTAACAACATGGGAACCAAACGACGAGTAGCAGACGCAGACAAAGCAAGATTCTTTGCTGCCATATCGTCAGGTATGACCATCACCGACGCCTCCCGCATCGCAGGTATCCATGTCAACACAGGTTCCAACTGGGTAAAGAAAGCCAAACTAGCGCAAGCGAAACGAGAAGAAGCCCAAGTTAAAGTAGACAAACAACGGGCACGAAGCGGTGGAACCCAAAACGACGAATACAAAGAAGACCTAGACGACGCTCTAGGATTGCCGCCCGCCGTTCCGTTGGACCGTTTAACAGATTCTGCCCGCCGAGGATTAGAAGACTTTGACTTCTTCCGCACCTACTACCTAGGTAGAGTCCCGTCCCCGTGGCAGGTAGAAGCCGCATACGAACTCGTCAAACTGTTGGAGTCAGAAGAAAAAGAATTTGTTGTACTCAACTGTCCGCCAGGTGCAGGAAAATCCACCCTGTTCCACGACGTTGCTGTGTGGATGATTGTCCGCAACCGTGCAATCCGTGTACTCATCGGGTCGGTATCGCAGGCTATGGCTAAACAGTATTCCCGCCGAATCCGAGAAACCCTAGAACGTCCCCAACCAATCCAATTTGACCCAGAGATATTAAAGAAAGGACTAGCCGTTGATGCCCAAGGATGTCTTTCTGTTGATTACGGCAGATTTAAGCCGACTGATAAAGGCGCTTTATGGCGGGCTGAGGAGTTCATTGTTGAACAGTTGGACGGCAACGGGTTGGACAACAAAGAACCAACCGTCCGAGCATACGGAATTGAATCAGAGTTCATCGGTCACCGTGCCGACCTCTGCCTTTTTGACGACGTTGCCTCCCCAGACAACTCTAGAGAATCAGTTGCCAGAGATAAGTTGCTTGAACGCTGGGATAATGTTGCCGAAGCACGAGTTGACCCTGGAGGATTGTTGGCGGTTATCGGGCAGCGACTCGGAACTGGAGACATCTATGCTCATTGCCTTGCAAAAATATCGTACGACGCTGACGAAGACTACGACGGTTCAGACATCACAAGCCCTGAACAACAAGCCGCTATTGAACCCACGAAATCTACTAAGTACAGGCATCTCGTATGGCAGGCGTACTATCCAGAACTGGATACAGGTAAAGAAAGTCGTTCAATCCATGCGAAGCCATACCCCGAAGGACCGCTTCTAGACCCGAAACGTCTCTCATGGAAAGACCTATCATACATTAGGTACACCAAACCTGACATTTTCCGAGTCGTATACCAACAAGAAGACGTAAACCTAGACAACTACCTGATAGACCGCACCTGGCTCATCGGCGGAATGGGCGCAGACGGAGTTCTCTACCAAGGATGTGTGGATAACGAACGCCAACACGGAGAGATACCCCCAGGTTTATCCCCACCTGTGATTTCAATGGTCGCTATTGACCCGTCACCAACAATGTTTTGGGCGTTGGTGTGGATTCTTTACCAGCCACACACCAACCTTTACTACGTTGTGGACGTTCAACGCACCAAACTAACAGCCGAAGACCTACTTGGGTACAACACAACCACCCAAGAATACTCAGGCATCATGGAAGAATGGCAAAACAGGTCATGGCGACTGGGTTACCCCATCTCCCACTGGGTTGTAGAAATCAACGCCGCCCAAAGATTCCTTCTAGCACACGACTTTGTACGTAAATGGCAATCACTTCACACCGTAAACGTCATACCTCACACCACCAGCCGTAACAAACTGGACGAACAACTAGGTGTTGAAGCACTCCTACCCCAAGTGATACGCACAGGCAGTCTCCGTTTCCCCACCATGCGAGGCAACTGGAAAACAATGGCAGCGGTAGACGAACTAACCAAGTGGACCCGT